GTACAAAGTGAAGGACGACCGCCTCTTAGAGATAAGGTTGTTAAAGAAAATGTATGGTATAATAATGATTTTGAATTATCTCAAATAGATTTAGGGAATAAAACTTTAGGTTGGAAATCTTTAACTACTGAAGAAGTTATTAAAAAATTGGCACCAAATTGCTATTATTTTACTGTTAGGAATGGCCATGTTGAAGGTATTGGTAGAATAACTGCCCTCACTGGACAGTGGTTCGCAATGAACACACATTTAGTACCTCCTGGAGATTCTTTGGATTTTGTTTTAACTAAAGTTAATAATTCTTCTGGGGTTAATGAGAATTTTAAACTTAAAGTTTCATCCCGTGATATACATCATTTACCTAACAGTGATATTTCCTTAGTTAAATTTCATGGTTTACCTCCACATATGTCAATTTTAGAATTGATGCCTGATAATACAATTTATCCTAAAGTTGGAGGTTATTATGCTAGACGATGTGCTGACGGTAGTATGGAAGTACATGCTGTTGGAAATATTTATTATATAGATAGTCACTCTGTTGATGCTATGAATAAAGTTTTGCCCGTTTGGCGTGGTAATGTCATTAGTAATACTCAGAGTGGGGATTGTGGGTCTTTATTAATTCTTCGAACTCATTATGGACCAGTTTTGGCTGGTATCCATTTTATTGGTGCAGCTAGTGCCAATGTTGTGTGTTCTACAGCTTTTAAGAAGCAGGATATATTAGATATTATTAATAAAGATAAGTGTCCTCGTGCTTCCTCTGTGAATCTTGGAGCCCCTTCTGTGGAAGTTGGTTTGAGAGATTTACATACTAAGAGTGAATTTCGTTGGATACCACAGGGTAATGCTAAAGTTTTTGGTTCATTAACTTTACCACGTAGTCAAGGTAAGAGTAATGTTGAATGTACTCCTATGAATGAATTTTTGCAAGAGTTTGGTTACGAAACCAAATATACTCAACCTGATTTAGATTCGTGGAAACCATGGCATTTAGCTGCTGTAGATATGGTAAGAATAGAGGACAATCTTGATTCTGATATATTAGATGAGTGTGTAAATTCTTATGTTCAAGAAGTCAATGCTCTTCTACCAGCTGGTATACTTAAAGATGTTTTACATCCCTATGATTATTTTACTGCTGTTAATGGAGCACCAAATACTACTTTTGTAGATAAGATAAACAGAAATACATCTATGGGTCATCCTTATAATAGATCTAAACGATTATTTAAATCAGATAGATCCATTATATGATGATCAACCTGATGTTGTTGATTTTAGTGATGAAATCCGTGTTTCTGTGCAAACCATTTTGGATAAGTATTCCACTCTTGAGTTGATTCACCCTATTTTTAAATCAAATTTAAAAGATGAATCAGTTACTTTCGAGAAGAGACGTCTTGGAAAAACGAGAGTTTTTTCTGGGGCTCCTGTCGCTTGGACGATTGTAGTTAGAATGATGACTTTATCTTTCATTAGATTAGTCCAATCTTTTCAGTTACAATTTGAAATTGCTTGTGGAATTTCCTGTCAATCTGTTCAATGGGAAAATTTATATAACCACTTAACTAAATTTGGTACCACACCTATGGTTGGTGGTGATTATTCTAAATTTGATAAAACTATGTCAGGTAAAATTTTAATTGCAGGTTTTCAAATTCTAATAGAATTTTGTAAATTATCAGGTAATTATGACGAAGAAGATTTAAATAGACTTAGATGTATTCAAATGGATATGTCTTATGCTTATGTCAACTTTAATGGAACTTTGGTTCAATTTTTTGGTGTTAATCAATCGGGTCATCCTCTTACTGTGATTATTAATTCCTTAGTAAATATTATTTATATGAGAATGGTTTTTAAACTTTTAACTAAGAGACCCGTTTCCTCTTTTAAGGAGTATGTTTCTTTAATCACATATGGTGATGATAATTTGATGGGTGTTTCCAGTGAAGTGCCTGAATTTAATCACACCAATATACAAAAAATTTTGTCTCTTTTTAATATTAAATATACTATGGCTGATAAAGAAGCTGATAGTGTTCCTTATTTGAACATAAATGACTGTTCGTTTTTGAAAAGGAGTTTTAGATATGATGAAGATTTGAAAGCTATAGTAGCTCCATTAGAACATGAATCTATAGAGAAAATGTTGATGGTCTGGGTAAGATCTAAAACTATTTCTTGGGAAGTGCAATGTTGTGCAGTTATCTCTTCTGCAATGATGGAGTATTTTTGGTACGGTAGGAAAATTTTTGAAGAGAAAAAGTGGGTTTTGAGTAGATTAATTGTTTATCTTAAATTACAAATTTATGTTACATCTGATACTCTACCCACGTATGAATCTCTAGTTGAGAGATATAAAAACTCAACTGCTGTGTTTCTTCAACCACAGCGTATCGATGATACGAAGCGAC